ACACGCCGCCACTAGCAGTGCGTCCTCGGGTTATGTTTGGGGTGGATGGTCAGCTAACAGCGGCTGTCCAAACACTATTTCTGCTGTAATTGGAAAAGTAAGAGTCTATCCGCACGCAACAGCTGATGGCGAAGCCACAACGTTAGGAGATACTAATTATGTTGGCCATTACGGCGGAAAAGTATCTAGCGGCGGGGATGCCCATCAAGCTATGTATCACATTGGATCACCCACGCTAGCTATAACACCGAATACATACCCTCTTAATTTTAATAGTGAAACAGAAAAGACTTTTGTTTTTCCATATTCTTCTTTTGTTTCGGTTACTGCCTTTGATAGCTATCAACCTTCATTATCATTCTACCCTAATTATCTCCGCTCAGGTTATTATGCAGGGTCATATGGTCATGCAAATACGTAAGTATAAATAAGTAAAAAGATTTAAAGGTTTTAAACATGGCTAATCCAACCAGCAGGCAGAGTTTAATTGATTACGTAATGCGTTCATTGGGTGATCCAGTAATTGAAATCAATATTGACCCTGAACAACAAGAAGATCGTGTAGATGAAGCTCTTCAATATTATCAAGAGTTTCATTCTGATGCGACTTTAAGGACATATTTAAAACATAAAGTAACAGAAGACGATGTTACAAATCAATATATTTCTTTAGATAGTAGTATTACTTATGTATCTAGACTGTTTCCAATAAAAGGCGGCGCGGTCACAAAAGATTTTTTCGATATTAAATACCAATTACATTTAAATGACATTGCAAACCTTCATACATATATGGGCGATTTAGCTTATTATGAACAAATGCAGCAATACTTATCATTAATTGATATGAAGTTAAATGGTACTCCTCAAGTTCAATTTTCAAGAAGAGAAAATAGACTTTATATTTATGGGGATTTCGAAGATAAAGATATTGAAAAGGATGATTACATTGTAGCAGAAGTTTATAAGATTTTAGACCCTAATACAAACACTTCAATTTATAATGATCGCTGGTTAAAAGAATACACAACAGCATTATTCAAAAGGCAATGGGGTTCTAATTTAATTAAGTTTGAAGGTATGACTCTTCCTGGTGGCGTAACTCTTAATGGCAGACAAATCTTTGAAGATGCACAACAAGATTTAGAACGGCTAAGAGAATCTATTCGTTTAGAGCATGAATTCCCATCAGATTTTTTTATGGGGTAAATTATGGCAACTAATATGTATTTCAGCCAAGGCAGTAGGCCAGAGCAACAATTATATGAAGAAATTATAATTGAATCTCTAAAAATCTATGGCCAAGATATTTACTATCTCCCGCGCGATATAGTAAATAAAGATAATATTTTAAATGAGGATGCTAATTCTCGTTTTAATTCGTCATATAAAATTGAAATGTACATTGAAAACATTGAAGGTTTTGACGGCGAAGGAGATCTATTTACAAAATTTGGAGTTGAAATACGAGATCAGGCCACATTTATTGTGGCAAAAAAACGTTGGGAGCAAACTGTTGCAAGATATGATAATGAACTTGAAGGTGTAAGACCCTTTGAAGGTGATTTACTTTACATTCCGTTTTCTAAAAAATTATTTGAAATTACGCATGTTGAGCATGAACAACCGTTTTACCAATTAAAAGATTTACCAACATATAAATTGCGTTGCGAACTATTTGAATTTAGTGGTGAAGACTTTGATACTGATATTACTGACGTAGATGATATAGCAAGAGATTATGGCTATGAGTATTTACTTACACTAGATTCAGATGGTGGTGGTTTTGCATTAGGCGAAACTGTAAATCAAACTTTCTCGGATGGTGTTGTAATGTCTGGCGAAGTTTCTCGTTGGAGTGATTCAGATCTTATTCTTGGAGTTATTAATGCTGGCGCTGATGATGGATTATATCATACATTTGTTAGTGGCAGATCAATTGTAGGTACAACAGATTTAGATACTTCAGCTGGTGAGTTATTTGCATTGTCTAATGTAGTATCAGTAGCTGAAGATAATCAATTATCAAACACCGAACAAAATACATATTTTGATACACTTACTGATTTCTTAGATTTTTCTGAATCTAATCCATTTGGAGATCCTGAATAATGGATGAAATGTTTGATTTTGGCTTTACGGCCGTAGATGAAGATGAGCTTCAAACAGTACAACAAACTGCTGCAGTAGCACATAATGCTGAGCAATTAGCTATGACTACTCAATCTAGATTAGATAAGCTTTATAATTCTGTAGTTCCACTTTTAAATAATTTAAAGAAAAATCCAGAAAAAGAATATATTCTGTGGCCAAATAGATTAGAAAAAATAGAATTATTTGAAACAAAGCTTCAACAAATATATAAAGGTTAGATATGTTCGGCGGTCACTTTTATCACGAAAAAATTAGAAAAAGCGTAGCTATTTTTGGCGCGCTATTTAATAATCTTTATGTCATTCGTAAAAATTCTTCGGGATCTGTAATCAATCAAATGAAAGTTCCATTAGCATATGGGCCAAAACAAAAATTTCTCGAAAGAATTAATCAGCAACCAGATTTAGTTGATGACTCAAAAGTATCAATTAAACTACCAAGAATGTCTTTTGAAATCACGGCTATTGCATATGATTTAACAAGGCAACTTCAAAAGAATAACACCTTTTCCCAAGCTGGGTCAAATGTTAATAAAAGAAATAAATTTAACTCTTATGTTCCATATATTATTAGCTTTCAATTAAGTGTTTATGCAAAAAACCAAGATGATGCTTTACAAATTGTAGAACAAATATTTCCTTATTTTACGCCTCAATATACTTTGACGATTAAGCCATTTGATGATTATTCAAATATAAAAGAAGATATTCCAATTTCTTTATCTGGGATTTCATTTACTGATGATTATGAAGGAACTCAAGAGCAAAGGCGCACAATAATATATACTTTAGACTTTGATATGAAAGTCAATTTTTATGGGCCTATTTCTTCTAAAACTATTATTCGCCAAGCGGATACTAATCTTTATCAAATTGACAATGGGCTTAATGATTCAGATGTTGCTTTAGAAAAAATATCTGTTACCCCAAATCCAATCGATACGATTGGTTTGGCAGATAGCGACTTTGGATTTACTGAAACAATAACTTATTATGGTGATAGTGCTTAATGGATTCTGATACACCCGATAATGATTTTGAATATGCTAGAAGAAATTACCATGACTTACTAGCAAAAGGCACTGATGCGCTTGATGAGATGATAGAAGTTGCTAGAGCAACAGAACATCCTAGAGCGTTTGAAGTATTTTCTAATATGATGAAACATGTGGCTGATATTAATGGAAATTTATTAGATCTTCATAAAAAGAAAAAAGACTTTGATAAAAAGGATGAATTGACGGAGTTGCCTAAAGGCCAAACCACAAATAATGTATTCATTGGATCTACAACAGATTTACAAAGAATGCTAAAACAAGAAGAAAAAATTATAGATCATGAATGACACTTATCTTGGCAATCCTAATGTAAAGCGCGATGGGATTGTTCAAAATTGGACTGAACATGAAGTGCAAGAATACGCTAAGTGCATGAACAATCCTGCATATTTTGCATCAAAATATTGTAAAATTATTTCTCTTGATTTAGGATTAGTTCCATTTGAGCTTTATCCATATCAAGAAAAAATGTTTAGCCATTTTAATAATAACAGATTTAATATTGTACTAGCATGCCGACAGTCTGGTAAATCAATTTCTTCAGTTGTGTATTTGCTATGGTTTGCTATTTTTAATCCAGAAAAAACAATTGCTATCCTTGCGAATAAAGGGGCAACTGCTCGTGAAATGTTATCTCGAGTAACTATGACACTTGAAAATTTACCGTTCTTTTTACAGCCAGGATGTAAAGCTTTAAACAAAGGTTCTATAGAATTTAGTAATAACTCTCGTATTATTGCTGCGGCAACATCTGGTAGTTCTATTCGTGGTATGTCTGTTAACCTTCTATACCTTGACGAATTTGCTTTCGTTGAAAGAGCAGCAGAATTTTACACATCTACATATCCAGTTGTATCATCTGGTAAAAATACTAAAATTATTATTACATCAACAGCAAATGGTATTGGTAATACATTTCAAAAGATATGGGAAGGCGCTGTCCAAAAAACAAATGAATTTACGCCATTTAAAGTAGATTGGTGGGATGTTCCTGGAAGAGATATAGAATGGAAAAAACAAACCATTGCTAATACATCTCAGATGCAATTTGACCAAGAGTTTGGTAATACATTTTTTGGCACGGGTGATACATTAATATCTGGAAATAAACTATTAGAATTTAGAGCTAAACCATCTAAAGCATTGTTAGAATCTAATTCATTATATATTTATGAAGAACCTAAAAAAGAACATGACTACGTTATGACAGTCGATGTTTCGAGGGGAAGAGGACAGGATTATTCAACTTTTAATTTGATCGATATTAGCGCGCGCCCGTTTGAACAGGTTGCTGTATATCGCAATAACACTATCTCTCCATTACTCTTCCCAAATATTATTTATAAATATGCAAAACTATACAATGAAGCAATGGTTGTAGTAGAATCTAATGACCAAGGCATGGTTGTATGCAATGGGTTATATCATGAACTAGAATATGAAAATCTGTTTATTGAGTCAGCTATTAAAGCAAATGCGCTTGGGGTTGAAATGACTCGTAAAGTCAAGCGACTTGGTTGTTCTGCTATAAAAGATATATTAGAAGAAAATAAATTAGAAATATATGATGAAAATACTATATTAGAAATATCTACATTTGTGGCAAAAGGTCAATCATACGAAGCTTCAGATGGCAACCACGATGACTTAATGATGAATTTAGTTATGTTTGGTTATTTTGCAACAGGAGATTATTTTAGAAATCTTACTGATATTAATTTAAAAGAAATGATGTTTAAACAGAGAATGGAAGAAATTGAAGCCGATGTCGTGCCATTTGGGTTTATTGATGACGGGGTAGAAGAAACTGAAGACATTCCAGAAAATTCTTGGTCTTTAGATGGTGACATGGAAGTTAAATATGACCCTAGTCACACCAATTTTTAAAAATTATAAATACTAGTAATTGAATATTCGTATTATGATTACTTATAATTGTTTCACTGGAAAAGGAAAACAAAGATGGCAATAGGCGTACCTTCCGAATCTCCAGCTATTATCGTCAAAGAAGTAGATCTAACAGGCGGTGTGCCTAACGTTCAATCTACTACTGGCGCATATGCTGGTGAATTTCGTTGGGGCCCGGCGGAAGTAGCTACTAAGATCAGTACAGAAACTGAACTAGCTACAACTTTTGGCGCACCAGACGACAACCGCGCAGTTGACTTCCATACAGCTGCATATTTTTTAAAATATTCTAATGCACTTCAAGTCGTTCGTGCAATAGATGGAGACAGCGCTGCAAACGCTGCCGCAGGCCTCGCAGGCCAAGATTCAGCAGATCTTATTAAGAATGCTGACCATAGAGATACACTTACTGGACTTGCTGATTGGACAGCAAAATATCCAGGAACACTAGGAAACAGCTTAAAATACGCTGTTCTTAATAATGGATCTTGGGCTACAGATGCAGCATCATTTAAAGCGCAATTTGATGGACAACCAGATGCAGGTGAAGTTCACGTTCTCGTGCTTGATGAGGATGGCGTAATTACAGGTACTTCAAATAGTGTACTAGAAAGATATTCATTCTTATCAACTTCAGCTTCAGCAACAAACGCTGATGGTTCAACAAACTATGCAAAAGACGTTATTAATGCTAGATCAAACTGGCTTTGGTATAATGGTGCTTCCTTTGCAGACGCAAAAGATTCTGCTTCGCTTGCATTTGGCCACGACGGCACGATTTCAACAGGCGATTATACAACTGCTTATAATCAAGTTGAAGATAAAGATACAATTGAAGTAGATTTCTTAATTGCACCAGGTATGACCACTGCGTCTGCTCAAGAAACAGTTGTTGATGATTTAGTTGCAACTGCTAGCTCAACACGTAAAGATTGTGTTGTAGTAACATCTCCAGCTAGCGCTTCTGTTGTAAATGCATCAGATCCTGTTACTGCTACTGTAGCAGATGTTGATGATTATACATACAGTTCATACTTAGTTGTTGATAATAACTGGTTAAAGGTGTATGATAAATATAACGACAAATACATTCATATTCCTGCATCATCATCTACAGCCGGTATTATGGCGGCATCAGATGCAAACGCAGCACCTTGGTTCTCACCAGCTGGCCCAAGACGTGGTAACTATCTAGGCGTAACTAACCTAGCATACACACCAACAAAAGCTCAAAGAGATACGCTGTATAAAGCAGGTATTAATCCAATTGCAAATATGCCAGGACAAGGTGTGCTTCTATTTGGTGATAAAACTCACATGAATAGACCATCAGCATTTGATCGTATTAACGTACGTCGCCTGTTTTTAGTTTTGGAAAGATCAATTGCTTTGGCTGCGAGAAACACAATGTTCGAATTTAACGATGAATTTACAAGAGCAGAATTTGTAAGTATCGTTGAGCCATTTTTAAGAGAAGTAAAAGGACGGAGAGGTATTACAGACTTCCGTGTCGTATGTGACGAAACAAATAACACAGCAGCTGTAATCGATAGAAATGAATTTATTGCAAACATTTTCATTAAACCTGCACGTTCTATTAACTACATTACTCTTAACTTTGTAGCTGTTAGAACCGGTGTGGACTTTGAAGAAGTCGCTGGACTACAGGTATAAGGAGATAAAAAATGGCAGTACTAGGTGTTGATGATTTTAAAGCAAAACTAAGAGGTGGAGGCGCACGCCCTAATCTCTTTAAATCTACAATTACATTTCCAGGATATGCTGGTGGCGATATAGAGCTTACTTCATTCTTATGTGAAGCAGCTCAGTTACCAGGATCAACAATGGGAACAATTATTGTTCCTTTCCGGGGGCGTCAATTAAAAATGGCTGGAGATCGTACATTTGATGTATGGACTCCAACAATTATTAACGATACAGATTTTAATGTTCGTAACGCAATGGAGCGTTGGATGAATGGTATGAATGCACACTCTGCAAATACCGGTCTAACAAACCCCACTGATTATGAAGCTGATCTGTTTGTTGAGCAAATTGACAAAGATGGAAGCACACTAAAAACATACAATTTCCGTGGCGCTTTCCCAACAGCTATTTCACCAATTGATCTAAGCTATGCTTCAGAAAATGAAATTGAAAGATTTACTGTTGAATTCCAAGTACAATACTGGGAAGCAGCAACTACTTCATAGTAGTATAAATAAAAATATCGTAGGGCCTTCACAGGCCCTACATCTTTATTTTAGGAATTCAAAATGGCAGACAATAGTTTAACATTATTTGGTTTTGAGATTAAAAGAGCCGGTAAAAAGGTTAACAAAGATATGTTACCTTCAATCGTTCCTCCATTGGACGATGACGGCGCTGGCTATATTACTGCGGCTGGAGCACATTTTGGTACGTACGTCGATATTGAAGGTAACGATAAAACTAAAGATGACCAGCAACTTATATTACAATATAGAGCTGTAGCTACTCACCCTGAGGTAGACGCAGCGGTAGAAGATATTATCAACGAATCTATTACTTCTTCAAATGAAGAGCAAAACGTTTCTTTAGTTTTAGATAAAGTAAAAGCACCTGATAATATTAAAAAACAAATTATAGAAGAATTCGATAACGTTTATAGAATGATTCAATTTGGCGAACATGGGCACGACATGTTTAAGCGTTGGTATGTTGATGGTAGAATGTATCACCATTTGGTTATTGATGATAAAAATGCAAAAGCTGGTATTCAAGAAATAAGACCAATTGATGCTTCTAAGATTCGTAAAGTAAAACAAGTAAGAAGAGAAAAAGATCCAGTATCAGGCGTTTCAGTTATTAAAAATGTTGATGAGTTCTTTATTTACCAAGAAAAACCTGGTGCTCAGGCACAAGGCGTAAAACTTACAACAGATTCCGTTTCATATGTTACCTCTGGCTTATTAGATGAGCGCAGAAAAAGAGTTGTTTCACACTTACATAAATCATTAAAACCAATTAATCAATTACGTATGATGGAAGACTCGCTAGTCATTTATAGATTAGCTAGAGCTCCTGAGCGCCGTATATTCTATATTGATGTTGGTAATTTGCCAAAGGGTAAGTCTGAAGAATATATGAAAAACATTATGGCTAAGTACCGTAATAAATTAGTTTATGACGCATCAACAGGCGCAATTAAAGATGACCGTAAACATATGTCAATGCTTGAAGATTTTTGGCTTCCTCGTAGAGAAGGCGGCCGAGGCACCGAGATTTCAACACTGCCAGGAGGTGAAAACCTTGGCCAAATTGACGATATTATTTACTTTCAAAAACGCCTATATAGATCTTTAAACGTTCCAATTAATAGATTAGAACAAGAATCTCAATTTTCTCTTGGCAGATCTACAGAAATTAATCGGGATGAACTTAAATTTCAAAAGTTTATTGACAGGCTTAGATCTAGATTCAACCATTTCTTTTATAATATTCTTAAAAAACAATTAATTTTAAAAGGTATTATTACTGAAGATGATTGGAATGAATGGTCAAACGATATTCTTGTTGATTATATTAGAGATAATCATTTTTCAGAATTAAAAGATGCCGAAATTTTAAGAGAACGTTTACAAACGTTAGATATTATGCAACAGTATGTTGGTGAGTTCTATTCAAAAGAATGGGTTATGAAGAATGTACTTCATTTTGATGACGACGATATTAAACAAATGCGTAATCAGATTGATGATGAATTAAAATCTGGAGAAATTGGTCACGATGATGACCATATAAATCCAGCACCTCAAGGAGATAAAAATGAGTGATATTGAAACAATGATTGGGCACGCAGCAAACCAAGACTTTAATGCTGCAAATGATGTATTCCAAGAATTAATTGGCCAAAGAATGACTGACGCTTTAGATCAAGCGAAAATTGAAGTAGCTGGGCAAGTTTTTAATGGCGAAGAAGAACAACTTGAACTTGACTTAGAAGATGAAGATTTTGAATCTGATGAAGAAGATGAAGATTTTGAATCTGATGAAGAAGAAACTGAAGTTGAAGTTGAAGAAGATTTTCAAAAAATTCAGGATATGAATCAAGAAGGTAAGATTCAAGCCGAGATGATACGTTTAGGATATAAAGAATAAATTTATTTTACAAATTTGAAATGTTATAAATAAATTCAAACGAAAGTATATAAAATGAAAACATTTAATCAAATACGTGAAAGTTCTAAGAAGATGAAAATCGGTCGGATACCGGTTGAAATCAAAAAGAACAAAAACGTATACGATGTTTTTATTGATGGCGATAGGCTAGATAAATATAAGTCAGAAGCTGAAGCTATAAAAATGGCGAAAGAATTCGTCAAACAATATAAAGGTTAAAAACATGAAGCTGATTGCAGAATATAATGACCAAAGTTTAGAGTGTATTGTTGAAGCCAAAGAAGGTGGCGGCAAGAATCACTTTATTGAAGGCATTTTTATGCAGTCAGAACAGAAAAACCGAAATGGACGTATTTACCCTAAGGCAATCATGGAGAAAGCCGTAGGAAAATACGTTACAGAACAAATTAATACTAAGCGCGCAGTTGGTGAGTTAAACCATCCAGATGGACCAACAGTAAACTTAGATAAAGTATCCCACCTCATTACCAAACTAGAATGGAATGGTAATGATGTTGTGGGTAAGGCACAAATATTGGATACTCCAATGGGAAACATTGTAAAAGGTTTGCTTGAAGGTGGTGTTCAACTTGGTGTCTCAACTCGTGGTATGGGTAGCCTTGAGCAACGTAACGGAACTATGTACGTCAAGGATGACTTTATTCTTAATACAGTTGATATTGTACAAGATCCATCTGCACCAACAGCTTTTGTTAATGGAATAATGGAAGGTGTCGAATGGGTTTGGAATAATGGAATCATTGAAGCTCAAGTAATTGATAAAATGGAGACTGAAATTAAAGCAGCTCCACGTTCTGATCTTTACGAAGTTCAGACACGTGAGTTTAAGAATTTCCTCTCGTTGTTGAAAAGATCATAATTAGGAGTGTCAAACATGACTGATCAAGTACAAGACCAGGATGTAGAGCTCGACGAGGAAATCGAAGAAGCTCATGATCCAAAAAATGCAGAAGCACAATCTGTCGCCTCTGTAGATGCTGCCGAAGAAAAAGGCCCTAAAGCTAAAAAGCGTAAGGGTGATAAAGATGGCGGCGAAAAAGCAGTAATTCCTGCAGCAACAAAACCAGCTGCACCACAAGCCGAGTCTATTGAATTTAATAGAGACTTTAGTGAAGACTTAAATGCTTTGGTGGAATCTGAGGCAACTCTTTCTGAAGAGTTTAAAGCCAAAACAGCTGTAATTTTTGAAGCAGCAGTAAAATCAAAACTTTCTGAAGAAATTAATCGCCTAGAATCTGAGTATAGCACTCAACTAGACGAAGAAGTTGCTTCAATCAAGGGCGACCTTGTAGAGAAAGTTGATAGCTACCTCAACTATGTTGTTGAGAACTGGATGGAAGAAAATAAACTTGCGATTCAATCTGGCTTACGCACAGAAATCGCAGAAGGCTTTATGGATAAGTTGAAAGACCTATTTGTAGAATCTTATGTTGAAGTTCCAGATTCCAAAGTTGACCTAATTGACGAACTATCTGCAGACAACGAAGAGCTTGAAGAGCAATTCAATGAAGCAGTAGCAAAAACTATGGAACTTGCAGAAGAGCTAGAAACATATAAGCGTGAAGCGATTATTCGCGAAGCTTCTAAAGATTTAGCAGAAACTCAAGTTGCAAAGCTTAAGTCATTAGTAGAAGATATGGACTTTGTAGATGCAGAAACTTTTGAATCAAAAGTAGCAACTGTCAAAGAATCATATTTCAAAAAACAAACAGCTGAGTCAGTAATCGACGAAGAAACAGAAGAAGAATCTCTTCAAGAAGATGTTTCTGATGCGATGGCTCAGTATATCCAAGCAATCCGTAAATCAATAAAGTAATTAGGAGATCCTATTATGGAAACTTATGATCGTCTCGTAGAGAAATGGTCTCCAGTTTTGAACGAATCAGCAGCTGGTGAAATCGCTGACACGCATAAGCGTGCAGTTACCGCTGTCGTTCTGGAGAACACAGAAAAAGCACTTCGCGAAGAACGTGCACAACAAAACTTTTTGTCAGAAGCACCTGCAACATCTGTAGGTAACTCTTCTGTAGCAAATTGGGACCCAGTCCTTATCTCATTGGTCCGCCGCGCAATGCCAAACATGATGGCATATGACGTATGTGGCGTTCAGCCAATGGCTGGTCCAACAGGCTTGATTTTCGCAATGAAATCACGCTACACATCAGGTACAACTGGCGCAGCTGAAGCGCTATTCAACGAAGCAGATACTACATTTGCTGGCGACTCTTCAGATACACAAAGCTCAGATCCATCTGGCCTTGGTGGTTTGACAGACTCTAACTCAGACTCGTCTATCGACAATGACCGTGGTTCAAACCCAACATTCGGCGATGGCATGTCAACTGCTAATGCAGAACTTTCAGGTGCATTCCGTAACATGGGCTTCACCATTGAAAAGCAAACTGTTACTGCAAAATCACGTGCGTTGAAAGCAGAATACAGCTTGGAGCTGGCACAAGACCTTAAAGCGATCCACGGTTTGGACGCTGAGACAGAATTGTCAAACATTTTGTCTACAGAGATCTTGGCTGAAATCAACCGTGAAGTTGTACGTACAATCAACTCACAAGCAAAAACTGGTGCAGGCACAGAAAACACAGCAATCAACGGTATCTTCGATCTGTCGACAGACGCTGATGGCCGCTGGTCAGTTGAAAAATTCAAAGGTCTGTTGGTCCAACTAGATCGTGAAGCAAACCAAATCGCAAAAGACACACGTCGCGGTAAAGGTAACTTCATCATCTGTTCATCAGACGTTGCTTCAGCTTTGGCTGCTGCAGGTGCTTTGGATTATGCTCCAGCATTGTCAACTAACTTGAACGTTGATGACACAGGCAATACATTTGCTGGTGTTATTAATGGCCGGATGAAAGTATACATCGACCCATATGCAACAACTGATTATATCACAGTTGGCTATAAAGGTGCAAACCCATATGACGCTGGTGTGTTCTATTGCCCATACGTTCCATTAACAATGGTACGCGCAGTTGGTGAAAACGATTTCCAACCAAAAATTGGCTTCAAAACTCGTTACGGTATGGCTGCAAATCCATTCGTACCTGGTGCGATTTCAAACAATGGTTTGGGTAATGCTCGTCAGAACCAATACTACCGTATCTTCCGCGTGGACAACATTCTACAAACATAAGAGATATAAGAAAAAGGCGGGGATAAACCCCGCCAAACTATCTTTTATTATAACTGGAGCGCTTAGGCGCTCCTTTTTTCTTCTTCTTTGAAGTTTTTTAGCAGTTCATCATAATCTGGGTGATGATAAATAGATCCATCAGCATAGTCCAAAGCTCGGTTATTAACAAAAGTAGCTTGCGGAATCGGCGGATTATATTTATGATCGTGATCTCTTGGCATAAGATATATGTGAGATTCTGGACAAGGAAAACCTTCGCCTACAGCGTTGGGGGTCTCACCTCCAGGAGCAAGGAAAGAAAACCAGCCTGTAATAATGTATTTTATGTCTGTTTCTGAAACGATTCCTCTATGAGGATGTGTAAATTCAGCTGGCCATATTACAGTCAAGCCTTTTTTTGCATCAGTCGTTATATTCTGTAATAGAAATTCTGTTCCAGCATTTTCTACATCATTTAAATATGTCATAAACGTGAGTGTTCTACATGGGTTCATAACATCTCTTTCGAAATGATATTTTTTAAATCCTTCTCCAGGAAGATATTTTTGAACCTGTACATTTTGTAAACCTAAATTAGGCATACCAAATTCAGCCATATAGTCAGCAATAAGTGGAGTTAGGTGTTTGACATATCTGTCAAAAATTCTTCCATAATTATATCTACTAAATTGTTCGTCTAAACTAACCTTTACGTGGTTCTGTACAAAACCACCCGATTGACCAGAACATTTATATTCTTTATTTGGATCTGATTCAAAAACATTTACAATGTCATCACATAATTTTACATCTTCTACTTGGTGCTGTCTAATAAAACTTTCCATAATTTCCTCATATAAATATAACAAACCTTGGAGTTATTTATGCCAGAATTAAACCCTTCAGTTTCGGTTGAGGTAAGTGATGTTACTTATAGTAGTACGCTAAATAATATAAACTTATTACAACCTAACGCGTTTAAATTAATTATAGATAGAAAAAACTTTAAAAACTTAGAGTTTTTTGCTCAAACTGTATTGCACCCGGATCTAACAGTCCAGGCCGCTGATACGTTCTATCAAAGAGTTAGTAATATTCCAGTTGCAGGCGATAAATTAACGTTCGGCGAATTAACTGCAATGGTTATTTTAGATGAGAACTTAAACTCATATGTTGAAATGTATAATTGGGTAAATAGACTTGTAGAGCATAAAAACCGGACGGCTTTAGATAGAATTGAAGATGTCCCTCCAACATATGCTGATATATCGTTAGTTATTTTATCTAGCCATAATAATCAAACTAGAAAAATTAAATATATAGATTGTGTACCAACGGGATTAGGTAATATCCAATTTGAAGCAATTGCCGGTGGGGAATCAGTGATTACGTATCCAGTAACATTTAGATTCTCGTATTTTGAACTTGAATAATCTTAGGATATTTTATTATGAATTTAGAAGATATACTAGACCAATGGTCTAAAGAATGTGTAATTGATAAAGTAAGTCTTGACGAAACTTCTAGAAATACTCCAAAACTTCACGCAAAATATTTACAATTACTGAGTCACGCTAAGCTTTCTTTAAAGCGTACTGAGCGAGAACAAAAGGTGTTGCTTAAACAAAAATGGCTTTGGTATAATGGCAAAATGGACCAAGAAACAATTGAAGACCTTGGATGGGATCCAGATCCATTAAATGGTTTAAAAATTATGAAAGGCGAAATGGACTATTATTATGATAGTGATCCTGAAATTAGCAGATCTGAAGAAAAAATTCAGTATTACAAAACAATAATTGAAACATTAACAGAGATTGTTGATTCTTTGAAATGGCGCCACCAAACTATTGGCAATATTATAAGATGGAAGCAGTTTGAAGCCGGTGGATAAATGGAACAAATATCCGTAAAACTTGACAATTACAGTATGATGAATATAGATTGTAGCCGTGGAGTTGCCCAAGAGCTATCAGAATATTTTTCATTCTATGTTCCTGGTTATAAGTTTATGCCTGCTTACAAAAATAAGGTTTGGGACGGTAAAATACGTCTATTTAATAGCATGACTGGTGAGCTTGGCGCTGGGCTATATGTTTATTTGTTAAAGTTTGCAGCAGAGCGGTCGTATTCTGTAGACACAGAAGAGTCTCATCAATATGGATTTCCTTTTCCTGCGGAACAACCTCTTCAATATATGTCTGATTTACTAGCTGACGAAGCGCTTCCATTTCAACCTCGAGACTATCAATACGATGCGATTGAAAAAGCCCTAAAAAGAACTCGAGCAATTTTATTATCTCCTACTGGATCTGGAAAATCATTTATTATTTATCTCATTATGAGATACTGGTTAATGCATTTGTCTAATAACAATAAAATACTAGTTATTGTACCTACAACTTCCCTTGTAGAGCAGATGCATCAAGACTTTATAGATTATGGCTACAAGCCAGAAGACATGCATAGAATATATTCTGGCAAAGATAAAACAACAAATAAACGTATTATTATTAGTACTTGGCAATCAATATATAAATTACAGAAAAAGTGGTTTAGTCAATTTGGTATGGTAATTGGCGATGAATGTCATGGCTTTAAATCAAAATCGCTATCCTCAATTATGAATAAGTCAACAGAAGCTAAATATCGTTTTGGTCTAACCGGTACTTTAGATGGCACTCAAACACACAGACTGGTTCTAGAAGGATTGTTTGGTCCAGTCTATAAGGTTACAACGACCAAAAAGTTGCAAGACAATAATACTTTAGCGCCATTGGATATTAAAGTCCTTTTATTAAATTATTCAGAGGAGGTAAGGAAAAATTTTGGAAAGAAAACGTATCAAGAAGAAATTGACTTTATTATTGGACATGAAGCTAGAAATCGTCTTATTTCTAATTTGGCTATTGATGCTGAAGGAAATACTCTCATCTTATTTAATCGTGTGGAGGCTCATGGAAAGCCATTATTTGAGTTGATAAATAGTAAAGTAAATGAAAATAGAAAAGTATTTTTTGTGAGTGGCGAAGTTGCAACTGGAGATCGTGAAGCTATACGAAAAATTGTAGAAGGTCAGAAAAATGCAATTATCGTCGCCTCTTTAGGAACTTTTAGTACTGGTATTAATATTCGTAATCTTCATAATATTGTTTTTGCTTCGCCATCAAAATCGCAAATCAAAGTTTTACAGTCAATTGGACGAGGACTTAGAAAATCTGACGATGGTAGGATCACGACACTTTATGATGTAGCAGACGACTTACATTGGAAATCGCAACAAAACTATACACTATTACATTCAGCAGAACGCGTAAAAATTTATGAAAAAGAACAATTTAAATATAAAATCATTAAGGTTAATATATGAAACTAGATAGTATAAGACAATTTAAACTATCTTCAGGTGACGAGTTGTTATGTGAAGTTATAGAATGGGATGACGCAGAAAATGCTGAGCTTATTGTTCGACATTGCTTTGAAGTTCGTAAATGGGAAAATGAACAATTAAACGCAAGATATTACGCTATTAGACCATATATGTCTTTTCAAGTGGGACCTCACCATGTTCTAAGTCTAAACTCTGATCAAATACTTATGTCAGGTTTACCTTCTTCAGAAATGGTAAAGCAATATAAAATTGCAATTAAAAACAATGAAATCCCAGACGAAGAGTTAGACGAAAAGTTAGATTTAGACGATAGATTTAAGCAATTAAAAGATTTTCTAGATAGTATGGATTCAGATGATTCGTCAGATCCAAATGTGATTACTTTCCCAAGTAATCGTAAAATACATTAGTATATCCACCCACACCAAAAATCCTGTAGATTTATTATACACTAATTTTCAAGATTGTAAACCCATAAAATGAGCAGCTGTTAAAAAAAAGTTTTAATTTTTTAAAAAAAGTTGTGTACATTTTCAGCATATCCGTCTATAATTGAATAGACTTTAAGGAATATATTATGGCAAAAAAGAAAAGCATACATTACGTAAATAACAGAGAATTTTCAACAGCTATTGTTGAGTATTGTAAACACGTAAAAGAATGTAAAGAAACTGATGACCCTTTACCAAAAGTTCCTGATTACATTGCTCAATGTTTTTTAAAAATTGCTGAAGGCTTGTCTCACAAGTCAAACTTTATTCGCTATACATATCGCGAAGAAATGGTAATGGATGCAGTTGAGAATTGTCTTAAGGCAGTTGAAAACTATAATATAGATGCAGCAACAAGATCGGGAAATCCAAACGCATTCGCATATTTCACTCAAATTTCATGGTATGCTTTTTTACGCCGGATTGCTAAAGAAAAGAAACAACAAGACATTAAACTTAAATACTTGTCTGAAAGCGGTATCGAGCAATATGTAATTGGTGATGGTCTACAGGACGCAGCCGCTGGTAGCGTAATTAATTCGTTTATTGATACACTCAAAGATCGTATTGATAAAATAAAAGAAAAAGATACAGAATTAAAAGCGTATGTAAAACAAGAAAAAAACAGAAAAAAACGTATTGTAAAAGTTGACTCTGATCTAAGCGGCTTTTTGGAATGAAGGTAGCAATTCTTAATGACACTCACTGTGGTATTCGCAATAGCTCTGACGTATTTCTCGATAATGCAGAGAAATTTTATAGCGATGTATTCTTTCCTTATCTTTTGGAACATAATATTAAGCATATTGTGCATCTTGGTGATTACTACGATAACCGGAAGTTTGTCAACTTCCGTGCTCTTAACCGTAACCGCGATCACTTTCTTAAACCGTTAAGAGACAATGGCATTACTATGGATATTATCTGTGGTAATCATGACACTTACTATAAAAATACAAATGAGCTTAATAGTTTAAAAGAATTACTTGGTCATTATATGAATGAGGTTCATATCGTACATAAGCCAACCGTTATGGAATATGGCGAATTAAGCATGGCGCTTATCCCTTGGATCTGTGCTGAGAATGAAAAAGAATCTATTGATTTTATTAATAACTGTAAAGCCGATATAGTTGGCGGACATTTTGATATTATTGGTTATGAAATGATCAAAGGTATTAAATGCGAGCATGGGCTTGATCCAAGTTTGTTTAACCGATTTGAAACGGTTTTATCAGGCCACTTTCATACTAAATCTAGCCAAGGCAATATTCACTACCTTGGTTCACAAATGGAGTTTTATTGGAATGACGCGCACGACAGCAAACATTTCCACATTTTGGACACAACTACAAGAGAGTTGCATGCGATTGGGAATCCTCATACTCTTTATCATCGTATCTATTATGATGATAGTGTTCACGAGTATATGGATTATGATTTAAGTGTAGTTGATAATAAATTTGTAAAAATAGTTGTAATTAATAAACAAGACCAGTTTACATTTGATCGATTTGTTGATAGAATACTATCAAGAAAGGTTCATGAACTTAAGATTGCTGAGAACTTCAGCGAGTTTATTGGATCTAATGTCGAAGATAACAGCATATCATTGGAGGATACGTCTACGCTTTTAAATACTTATGTAGATGGTGTTGATACTGAATTAGATAAAGATCGTATTAAAACACGTATGCACGAACTTATGATTGAAGCACAGACTCTTGAGATTGCATGATTAAATTTAAAAAACTGCGGTGGAAAAACTTTTTATCCACTGGTAATTCTTTTACTGAAGTTGACTTTACTACCTACAAAACCACTTTGGTTGTTGGCCACAATGGCGCAGGGAAGTCCACAATGCTTGATGCACTAGCATTTGCATTATTTGGCAAGGCACATCGTAATATTTCTAAGCCTCAACTTGTAAATTCTATTAACAATAAGTCTTGTCTTGTTGAAGTAGAATTTAGTGTATTAGGCTCATCATTAAAAGTAGTACGTGGCATCAAGCCAAATATATTTGAAATATGGAAAGATGGGATTATGATTAATCAGTCCTCTCATTCCAAAGAGTACCAGAAGATCCTCGAGCAAAACATCTTAAAGCTTAATCATAAAAGCTTTCATCAGATCGTAGTGCTGGGCTCCTCCTCCTTCATTCCTTTCATGCAGCTCCCGGCTCAACATCGGCGGGATGTTATTGAGGATCTTCTGGACATTAACGTATTTTCTAAGATGAATCAGCTCTTAAAAGAAAAGAATAGCTTATTGAAAGATAAAGCTAACCAGATTGAATATAATTATGAGCTAACTAAAGAAAAGATTGATTTACAGAAAAAGTATATTCGAGAAGTTGAAGATTTAAGTAATGATCAAATTGAAGAAAAAGAAAACGAAATCGTTCTCTCAGAAGACTCAATATCAAGTTTACAGCTGGAAAACGCCGAGACCTCTGATAAAATCGAAAGCCTTGCCGAAGGTCTTGAAGAAAGCCTCAAAACGAACCACAATAAAAAGCAAACGCTTCTCCATTATAACGCGGAATTCAATCAAAAAATCAAACAACTTGTCAAGGACTCAAAGTTCTACGAGGAAAATGATACATGCCCCACATGTTCCCAAGATATTAACGCGGATTTACGATCGGAGAAGCTCTCCGCCGCCAAAGCTAAAGCATCCGAGATACAAAAAGCGTTGGACGATGTGTATGAGCAGTCGTCTTCTGTGGAATCAAATATTGACCGGCTCAATGATACCTCAAATGATATCAGAACAAAAACCTCACTTATATCTTCTAACAACAGAGAAATCGTACGGTTGCAAGGACAGATTAAAACTCTCACCGTTGCCATTTCAAAGATTCGCGGGAATGATGGTGATGTAGCTAAATCGCAATCAGACTTAGATAAATTAAAAGCAGAATTAGATGATTTATTTGAATTTCGTTTAGAGAATAACGAATCTATGGCTTATAATACTGTTATCTTAGAAATGCTAAAAGACACGGGAATTAAAACAAAAATTATAAAACAGTATTTACCTGTTATAAATAACCTAGTCAATCAATACTTACAGGTGCTTGACTTCTTCGTCTCATTTAATCTTGACGAAGCATTTTCCGAAACAATTCGTTCCCGTCATAGAGATAACTTCTCTTATGATTCGTTTTCTGAAGGTGAGAAGCAACGTATTGACTTGGCATTACTCTTTACTTGGCGCCATATTGCTAAGATGAAGAACTCAGTATCAACTAACTTATTGGTACTAGACGAAACATTCGATTCATCTCTAGACTATGAAGGTGTAGATAATCTAATGAAAATTATTGATACACTTGGAGATGATACAAATGTGTTTGTGATTAGTCACAAAGGCGATATTCTCGATGGTAAATTCCAAAATAAATTGGAATTCCATAAAGAGAAAAACTTTAGTAAATTAAAAGGAAACTAAAATGGAATTATCCACTTTTACTATGAACTTATTGAAAAACTATTCAGGCATCAATCCTAACTTGGTGATCCGTGAAGGTAATTCTATTATGACTATGTCCGAAGCTAAAAATGTATTAGCTCAGGCATCCGTTCCAGAGACGTTTAATCGTACTGTTGGTATATATGATTTATCAGAGTTCCTATCTGTATTAAATTTATTTGATACTTCTAATATTAAATTAGAAGAAAAGTTTATGACAGTTAGTGATACATCTGGTCGTTCTAAAATCAAATACTTTATGTCAGACACTGATATTCTTACGTCTCCAACTAAACCAATTTCTATGCCAGATGGAGATGTTAAATTCTATTTGGATCAAGAAACTCTTGGTCGTATTAAAAAGGCTGCGTCAGCTCTTGGCCACGATCAATTGTCTATTACTCCTGGCGATGGAGTAATTACTTTATCTGTAGTCAATATTGATAATGCCACATCAAACACGTACTCTATTGATGTTCCTGGTGAATCATCTGGCGACTACAATTTTATCCTTAACATCAAAAATTTACAGATGATTCCTGGTAATTATAATGTTGCTATCTCATCTAAACTTATTTCGCAATTTACTTTAGATGAAGAAAATACTGATCTAAAATATTGGGTTGCTTTAGAAAAAACATCGACATACAAATAGGAGAAAAATATGTCTGACGAAATTCAAATTTATCAACTTGCCGGCCGAGCATCTCGTAGTACTGTAGCTGTTATTGACGCAGTTGTTCAACGCGGTGGATTCCGTGGCGAAGAGCTTAGTTCAATTGGCCAATTACGTGATCAGTGTATTCAAATTATGCAAGTGTGTGAAAACCAAGCTCAAATGGAAGCTTCTGAAGAAGAGTAGTTTACAATTATTCTTTTATAGATTATAATAGACATTATTATATTATGGAGTACGTGAATGTCTGAATTTTTATGGGTCGAAAAATATCGACCACAAACTATTTCTGAAACAATTTTACCTCAGTCGTTAAAAGATACGTTTCAGAAAATGGTAGATTCCGGTGAACTTCAAAACATGATGTTCGCCGGAACTGCCGGCTTAGGTAAGACTACTGTAGCTAAAGCATTATGTAAAGAAATTGGCGCAGATTATATTGTCATTAATGGCTCAGAAGAAGGTAACATTGATACACTCAGAGGAAAAATCAAACAATTTGCTTCAACAGTCTCTTTGTCTGGAGGAAGTAAAGTATGTATCTTGGACGAAGCTGACTACCTCAATCCACAATCGACCCAGCCAGCTTTGCGTGGATTCATCGAAGAGTTCTCAAATAGCTGCCGCTTTATTCTCACCTGCAACTTCAAGAACCGAATCATTGATCCGCTTCATTCGCGGTGTGGTGTGTATGAATTTAATACGTCTAAAAAAGATATGGTTGAATTATGCGGCCAGTTTATGGATCGCGCAGCTGATATCCTTTATAAAGAAGAGGTATCGTTTACTAGTCAAGGTCTAGCTGATATTATTATGAAGCATGCTCCTGACTGGCGCCGAGTACTAAATGAATGCCAACGCGCCGGAGCTTCTGGTCATAGCATTGACGGAAATAGTAAGTCTGCCAATAGCAATGTTAATGGCCTAGTTTCTCATCTTAAAGAGAAAAACTTTAAAAAGATGCGCCAATGGGTTGTGAATAATATGGATGTTGAGCCACAGGCTATTATTCGCCAGTTGTATGATAATATAAATGAATCCGTGGCTCCTCAATCAGTTCCTCAACTTGTATTAATATTGGCTGAGTATCAATATAAAAATGCTTTTGTGGCAGATCATGAATTAAATATGGTAGCCATGATGACAGAAATTATGGCACAGGTGAATTTTAAATGAATTGCGTAATATATGATTTCGAAACCCTTAGTGGTGTTCCTGCAACTGGTGCAGCAATTTCAATGGCAACACTTAAGTTTGATGAGAATCGCTATGAATCTAATCCATACACATACGAAGAATTACTAGAACAAACTGATTATATTAAGTTTGACGTAAAAGAACAAGTGAATAAGTACAAGCGTGTTGTTGATATGGAAACAGTTAAGTGGTGGAACTCTCAAGGCGAGTCTGCTAAAAAATTAATTAAACCATCATCTGAAGATAAATCAATTGAAGACCTTTGGCAGTTTTTTGTGAACTATACAAAAAATATGGACATTAAAAAGGTCTACACTCGTGGCAATGGTTTTGACCCTATTATCTTTGAAAGTATTGTACATTCGTTTGGTAAAGCTGTACCATACCCTTGGTGGTCTATTCGGGATACACGTTCAATGTTAGATGGCTTATTGTGGGGATCTGATATCGCTAATACATTTATTCCTGAAGGATTAAAAGAAAAGTTTGTACATCATGATCCTCGTCACGATATTGTTATGGATGTTATGCGAATGCAAACTGTAGTAGGTTATCTATGAACCACTTTGATTATTTAAAAGCTATTAATGATACAAAACAAGATATTATGATTACCGAAGAATGCGAAAAAGCATATAATTCTTTTATGATTAATCGTGGTCTTAGCTACTTCTATGATACTGTAGCTCTTGCAAATCTGGTAAATCAATACCACCACTTAGACAAAAAGCTCCAATTTTCGTTTCTTATAAATACTGTTAGAAAACGTAAAAGATTTTCGAAATGGAATAAACCTGAGTCAGATAATGATATTGGAGCGATTAAAGAATATTATGGTTATAGTAATCAAAAAGCAAAACAAGTTCTTTCCCTCCTATCCGCTGGCCAAATAAAAACTATAAAAGAAAAGGTGAGTAAAGGTGGAAAAAGAAAATGATATTGTTGAATGGTCTCCGGACCAAATGCTGGAAATTACAATTAACGAACCTGATGATTTTCTTAAGGTTCGTGAAACATTAACCCGTATTGGTGTTGCTTCTCGTAAAGAAAAAAAACTATTTCAATCATGCCATATATTGCATAAACAAGGTAGATACTTTATTGTGCATTTCAAAGAATTGTTTATGTTAGATGGTAAGAAAGCAAATTTAGAAAGTAATGATATTGCACGTAGAAATACTATCGTGACATTACTATCTGATTGGGGATTAGTTGATTTAGTAAAAAAGGAAGAACTTGAAATCGCACCTTTGCGCCAAATTAAAGTAATTTCATATAAAGATAAAAATCAATGGGAATTATGCCCTAAGTATAACATAGGTAATAAAAACTGATTATAAATACTATCGGAGTGCGGATAGTCCGGCTCCAATTCAATCTTGCTTGCTCAAAAGGAGATAACAATGACAGGCTTACAACAACTATTCCCGCGGTCATCCTTTGTTGGTTTCGATCATTTATTCAATGAACTAGAGTTCACTGCTAAACATGCTCAAGACCACTATCCCCCACATAATATTATTAAAGCTGGAGATCAAGAATACTTGATTGAACTAGCAATTGCTGGGTTTACAAAGGATGAGATATCTGTAGAAGTTAAAGATAGAACCTTAACTGTTACAGGGGAACACGTCTCTAAAGGTAGAGAGTTTATCCATCGTGGCATTTCGACAAAGAAATTTAAACGAACCTTTAGGCTGTCCGAACATGTAAATGTAAACGGAGCAGATATTCAGGATGGTATTCTGGCAATTGAATTGCAGTATGTTATTCCAGAAGAAATGCGTCCTCGTAAAATCAATATTGGTCAAACGAGGAACAAAAATGACACAAGCGATACTAACAGCCCACAGCTACTCAACGAGGGCAGTTGAAACTATCATCGAAGCACTAAGATCTTTTATTCAGTATAGAGCGAATCGCAGAATGATTCGCGCAACTGAAAAAGAACTAGGCCGACTTACTGATTATGAGCTATCAGATATTGGACTTTCACGTGGCGAAATTTATCACGTTGCGCGTTCAAATGAAAATCTAAGAGGGTGGGTCTAATGACAACTTTGGCAGCAAACTATGTTTTCTCACCCTTGTCGGGTTTGTGGTCTTCATTCGATCGTTTCATCCAAGTGGTGGGATACTCGAGAGCGGCAGCGGAGCTCGCAAGGCTTGGTTATCAAGAGGAAGCGAAAGCGTGCATGATGGAAGTTGCCAGATTGCGTGACTAAATAACAAAAAATCAGAGGGCGGGAAATCGCCCTCTTAATCACACACACACAGGAGTCTATTATGACTAATAAAAATCCATTCGAAATCCGTGCAGACATCCTTGCTATGGCAAAGGACTATATGGATAAACAAGTAGAATTAAACACAGCTTTGTTTGCCCAGATGGTAGAAGCTGGTAAAAAAACTATTGAAGAAGTTCCAACAATGTACACAATGGAAGAGCTTCAAGAAAAAGCAAAGGAAATGTATTCCTTTGTATCTGATAAAAAATAATGAGTGAACAAACTAATTATTGCACAACCAAAGGCCTAGGCTGGGCGTTCTTGCTTATTACTATTATAATGGTGGGTTTGCCTATACTTGGCTCAGCTATTGCTTATCCAGATAACTGCAAACAATCTATTCTTATTCCTTGTATAGGTTTAGAATGACAAAAAATAAATTAAGGGCTTCGGCCCTTTTTTTTGTTTACAAAATCTTAAATTTATGATAGAATATACCAAACGGAGGTAATTCATTTGGAATTCTATACATCAGTAAATCGTTACGGCAATTCTATTTTGTACCGTGGCTATACCGCTAACGGTAGCTCTATTCAAAATAAAATTAAATTTGCTCCTACGTTATACCGTGCATCTCAAAACAAGTCTGAAATCAAGTCTTTGTTTGGCCATGACTTAGTACCTGTAAGAGGTATTAATAGTATGCGCGACGCTAAAGAATATGTTGAGCAATATAAAGATGTAAATGATGTTAGTATCTTTGGCACAACAAATTATATTCATCAGTTTATTACAGAAAAATTTCCAACTAATATTGATTTTAATATTAATCATATTAATGTTGTAAACTTTGATATTGAGGTGGCTTCAGACGACGGGTTTCCAACGCCAGAAGAAGCAGCTTATCCAATTATTTCTATTGCTCTAAAATCTAGTAAGTCTTCAATCTACCAGGTCTGGGGATTAGATTCGTATGATCCAGCCAAGTGCGATATTGATTTATATGGTGATCAAATTCAATATCACCATTGCAATTCTGAAGAGGAATTGCTAGCAAAGTTTCTTGGCTATTGGACTAAAAACTATCCTGACGTAATTACTGGTTGGAACTCTCGTTTCTTTGATATTCCATATCTTGTAAACCGTATTACATTGATTGGTTCAGAAACAGCTGCAAGACGCCTTTCACCTTGGAATATGGTAAATCCACGTGATGTAAAGAAAATGCAAAGGATCTTACCAGCATATGAAATTGTTGGAATCCAACAGGCAGATTATCTTGAATTATTTCAAAAGTTTGGTTACTCATATGGTGCTCAAGAATCTTATAAACTTGATCATATTGGTTATGTTGTTCTTGGCGATCGTAAGCTATCATATGAAGAACACGGTAATCTATATACTTTGTATAAAGAAGACCACCAAAAGTTTATTGACTATAACATTAAAGACGTCCAGCTAGTAGATCGTATTGACCAGAAAATGGGCCTTATTTCTTTGGCTTTAACTATGGCGTATAAAGGTGGCGTCAATATTAACGATACATTTGGCACTACTAATATTTGGGAATCAATTATCTATCGGCGACTATTAAGTAAGAATGTTATTTGTCCAGTCGATCAGATTAAAAAAGTTCCATACTCAGTTCTTGGCGCGGATGCTCGTGATGCAGCTGCGGGAAAACCCGGCAGCATTGCCGGTGGTTATGTAAAAGATCCACAGGTTGGCTCCCATGACTGGGTAGTATCATTTGATCTTAATTCTCTATATCCAAATATTATTGTTCAACAAAACATTTCACCTGAAACACTTGTTAAAGATTACACTATACGTTTTCCACAAGGTGTAGATTATTATCTTTCTGAACATGATCGTACAAAGCAAGTTAGTGATACGTATGCTCTCGCCTCATCTGGCGTGCCCTATGACCGGACAAACCAAGGTATTATTCCCGAATTGATTGTTGACTACTATGCTGAACGTTCAACTATTAAACGCCAAATGCTTGATGCGCAATCTGCATATGAGAAGACAAAAGATAAATCTCTTCTTTCTAAGATTAACCAAGCTGAAAACAATCAGATGGCCATTAAAATCTTGCTTAACTCTTTATATGGCGCTCTTGCTAATAAGTACTTTAAATATTTTGATAATGCACTGGCAGAATCTGTTACACTTACTGGCCAGACTGTTATCAAGTGGGCAGAGCAATGTATGAACAAAGCCATGAACGATATTACAAAAGCAAATAAAGATTATATCGTTGCGATTGATACTGATTCTATCTATGTCAATATGGGTCCTCTTATTGAAAAGTTTAAACCAAAAGATCCTGTTAAGTTTTTAGATAAAATATGTAAAGATCATTTTGAAAAAGTTATGGCAAAATCATATGATGAGTTTTTCTTTATCATGAATGGCTATACTCCTCGTATGGAAATGGCTCGAGAAGTTATTGCTGATCGTGGCATATGGACAGCAAAGAAAAGATATATTCTAAACGTACATAACTCTGAAGGTGTACAGTTCGCCGAGCCCAAACTCAAAATGATGGGTATTGAAGCTATTAAGTCTTCTACTCCTGAAGTAGTTCGCAATAAATTTAAAGAAGTGTTTAAAGTAATCATAAATAGTTCTGAATCTGAAACTCAAGCATTTATTGCTGATTTTAAACGAGAGTTTAATAGCTTACCACCAGAAGCAGTAGCATTCCCGCGTGGTGTAACAGCTCTAAACAAATGGAAAGATAGCAAACTGATATACACAAAAGGCACACCAATTCATGTTCGTGGATCTCTGCTATATAACAACCGGCTTAAACAATTAAATTTATCTAAACGTTATGAGTCAATCAAAACTGGTGAAAAGATCAAGTTTATTTACTTAAAAGTCCCGAATCCTACAAAAGAAAATGTTGTGTCATTTCCTGGGATTTTACCTAAAGAATTTGGTTTACATCAGTATGTAAACTATGATATAATGTTTGGGAAGACGTTTATTGAGCCGTTAAAGCCAATCCTTGATGCTATGGATTGGACACATGAACCGGTAGCAACCTTGGAGGAATTCTTTGCATAATGTATTCTTTGACTGTATTCACCAGTAGATTTGATAATAAAACAGATAAAAGATTTGATTTTGAAACATGGGATAAGTTTTCAAAGTTTTTCTTTAAATTGTCTGAAAGACCATTAGAAGGAAAAACTGATGCAGAACTTATATCACCAGCTGTTTATAATATTGGCACAACTAGGGCCAACAAGAACGTATTGGCTTGGTCAGGCTGGTGCGCTGTTGATGTTGATGATTGGACACCTGAAGGAGATTTGAATGATACCCTTATCGATAAGTTTGGCTTATGGGATTTCATTTGCTATAGTACTGCTTCTAGTTTGGAAAAACTACCCAAGTTCCGGCTTGTATTTAGACTTGATAGAAATATACAGCAAGATGAAATCAAGCACTTTTGGTGGGCCCTCAACACCGAACTTGACAGCATCGGAGATCGCCAAACTAAGGATCTCAGCAGAATGTATTATGTCCCTGCGAATTACAGTAGTGCTTTTAACTTTATTTTCCGGAATACTGGTATTCCTATTGATGTGGACGAGCTACTTGCTCGACATAAATACGATGATACAAGAGATTCCGGCAATTTTCTCGACCGTCTCCCAGATGAGTGGCGAAAACAAATAATTGAACATCGTAAAAGTTCATTAGAGAATACTGAGTATAGCTGGTCCGGTTATTATGATTGCCCATTTTGGCCAAAGAAACTGGCATCAGATTACACAACAATAAACAATACTGGTTGGTATCACAAAATGTATCAAATTATGATTGCTGTTGCTGGTAAAGCTGTAGAAAAAGGTTACCCTATTACATCAAAAGAAATCGAAGACCTATGTCGTGCTTTTGATAATGATCATGGTCGATGGTATGAAAATAGGGCTATTGAAAAAGAAGCAAATAATGCCCTGGAATACGTTTACAGAAATGGAGTGTTTTAATGTTACCAGATGAAATGGAAGCTGAAAAGAATCGAAAGATTATTGTGGCACAGGCCAATAGAATAGACTTACTTGAAAATAATGTGCATCAATTGCAAGAACAATTGCAATATGCTTATAAGCGAATCAATGAATTAAGCCCGCCAAAGGAAAATACTCAAATTGATCGTAATTATCCTTGGGCGCCATACGATATAGGACATCGATAAAATGCAAAAATATCTTTTTGATGTAGATGGTACGCTAACGCCATCGCGCCAACGTATAGATCCTGAATTTGAATTATGGTTTAAAAAGTTTGTAACAAATATGGAAGTGTATATTGTTACTGGTTCAGACCGAGAAAAAACTATAGAACAATTAACGCCTGAGATTTATAATAATTGTCAGCGCGTATATCAATGTTCTGGTAATGACGTATGGGAGCAGGATAAACATATTCGATCTAACCATTGGGATATGCCAAATAATGTTCGTGCAGATTTAGAGATTATTTTAAAAGAATCAAAATTTTACCATAAAACTGGAACGCATTTTGATGAGCGTCCAGGCCTTGTAAATTTTTCAATTGTTGGTCGAGGATGCAATTTAGAACAACGTAGTATGTATAAACAGTGGGATGAGCATAAAAACGAACGTGCATCTATTGCAGATAAAATGTCTAAAAAATATCCAGATATTAAATTTGAAATTGCTGGAGAAACAGGCATAGATATTACACCACCTGGAGGCGATAAGTCTCAAATTTTAAAAGACTTTGACATAAGCAACGACGAAATTTATTTCTTTGGTGACAACTGCGAACTTGGTGGTAATGATCATTCACTATATAATAAGCTACACATTTATGGCGGATTAGTTTATCATGTAAAAGATTGGAAAGAAACATGGAACATTCTAAAAGGACAGTAGGTCTTACTGCATCTACATTTGATTTGCTACACGCTGGTCATTGCTCGATGCTTCGTGAAGCAAAAGAACATTGTGATTATTTGATTTGTGCTTTACAAGTAGACCCATCTGCAGATAGAAAAGACAAAAACTCACCAGTTCAAACATTAGTTGAGCGTTGGATGCAATTGCAAAGCGTGAAATATGTTGATGAAATTATTCCATATCAAACTGAAGAAGATCTAAAAGATATTTTACAAATGTTTGATTTAGATTTACGTATCATTGGCCAAGAATATAAATCAATGAAGTTTACTGGGCGGGATATTTGTTCCCAGCGTAATATTGAAATTTATTATAATAAAAGAGATCACAGATTTTCTACATCTGATCTACGTAAACGAGTTTATGAAACGGAGAAAACTAAATGAAAATGTTAATCATTGGCCATGGTTTTGTAGGTCAGGCTGTCGATTATGGTTTCCAACATCCAGATATTGAAAAAACTATTATTGATCCAAAATATGGAACAACAATAGATGATATTGACCAAACAAAATATAGTGTAGCTTTTATTTGTGTACCTACACCAATGGGCAAGGACGGCACTGTAGATTATTCTATAGTAAGAAATGTTCTTAGCAAATTGTCAGATAATATGATTATTATTATAAAATCAACTATTACTCCAGACTTTTTTGATTTGTATAGTAATGCAGAGTTTTTAGTTTACAATCCGGAATTTTTAACTGAGAAATCAGCAAAAGAAGATTTCGTAAATCCTCCTTTCCATATCTTAGGCGGTTCAGATTTTTCTACTAGTTATGTAAAAAAACTATATGACAATTATAGTTTGTGTAATCCTTGTCCGGTATTTAAAGTAAGCCACAAAGAAGCAAGTTTAATTAAATATGGCATCAATAATTTCTTATCTCTGAAAGTTACATTCTTCAATCAGCTATATGACTTAGCTCAAAAAGAAGGTGTAAACTTTAATAAGATTTCTCGTGCCATTGGATCTGATCCACGGATTGGTCAATCACATACTAAGGTTCCAGGATTTGATAGTAAACAAGGTTATGGCGGAGCATGTTTCCCAAAAGACACTTCAGCACTATTTAATTACGATAACGGGTTTACAATTATTGAAGAATGTATTAGAATTAATAATAATTATAGATCTCAATACGAATTAGACGAAAGAGAGAAAGAACAAAATGTCAATTATGGACAAACTGAAGAAAAACAGTAAAATCAAAACCTCTGAAGTCCTCGCTGACTCTAAGTTTTTTACAGAAGTAGATATGACACCAACTGATGTGCCTATGATAAACGTAGCACTTTCAGGTTCAGTAGACGGAGGGTTAGCTCCCGGCTTAACAGTTTTAGCTGGGCCATCAAAACATTTTAAAACATCCTTTGCTCTTCTAATGGCTGGTGCATATCTTAAAAAATATCCAGAAGCTGTGATGCTATTTTATGATTCTGAATTTGGTTCGCCACAATCATACTTCGAACAATTTGATATTGATACATCTCGTATCTTGCATACACCTATTGCTAATGTAGAAGAACTTAAATTTGATTTAATTGGCCAGCTTGAAGCAATAGATAGAAATGATAAGGTAATTATTGTAATCGATTCTATCGGTAATCTAGCATCTAAGAAAGAATTAGATGACGCTATCAATGAAAAATCAGTTGCAGATATGTCACGTGCAAAAGCCTTAAAAGGTTTATTTCGCATGAGTACGCCATATCTTACAATGAAAAACATTCCTCTCATTGCTGTCAACCATACGTATATGGAGATTGGTTTATTTCCCAAGGCAGTTGTTGGTGGTGGTACTGGCATTTACTATAGTGCAGATAACATCTGGATTCTGGGTCGCCAGCAAGATAAGAAAGGCACAGAGATTCAAGGCTATCATTTTGTAATTAATGTAGAGAAAAGTCGTTACGTTAAAGAAAAATCTAAGATTCCTATTACAGTGTCTTGGGATGGCGGCGTTCGCAAATATTCCGGCTTGCTCGATTGTGCTCTTGCTGGTGGATATGCTACTAAGCCTTCAAATGGTTGGTATGCTCCGGTTGATCAAGCTACTGGAGAAGTTGGAGCTAAAGTTCGTCATGACAAAACTTTAGAAAAAGAATTTTGGACGCCAATTTTTGCAAATACAGACTTTAAAACTTTCCTAAATAAACAATATAGTATTGGACACCAATCCTTGGTGGACATGGAAGATATTGTTGAGGAAGCATGACTAAATTTAAAATGATTTATCCACCGGGAGGGAGCTCTTACGGATTTCCAAAGGCTATGCCTGTGCATATTAATCTAAAAACTCCTGACTTTGATAATTTCTTAAAAACTAATGGGTATCCATCCCATAAAATATCAATTGCAAATGAATTCAGTGAAACTTGGAGTGTTGACAGTAATGAAGGAAAACATAGATTATGAGTTAATTCCTATTGAGGATGCAGAGCATTGGAACGTCAGAATCAAGACGGGCGACTTTATTGAAACAGTTATTCAATTTGGCGCCCTGAAAGTAAATGATGATATAGACAGTATGACTTTTAATTTTGATATTGTCTATACACCAGATGATACACTAAATACCGAAAATATTGGTTTACAAAACCACGCTGGTATGATATTATCATCTATATTAGAATCAGCTATAGGTCACCCTCAAGAATGAATATTAATATTGAACAAACAGTTTTACGCAATGTTCTTACTAACGAAAAGTTTATGCGTAAAGTGTTACCTTTTATCAAACCCGAATACTTTGAAGGTGTGTATAGACAACTCTTTAAAGAGGTTGGAAAGTACGTTGCAAAGTATAATCGGCTACCAACTATGGAATCGTTTAAGATTGAAGTAGATCAATCAGATAGGTTTAATGACGAACAGTACCAACATGCTGTAGAAATTATACCAAATGTATTTACTTATGAAAAGGTAGACGATAAGTGGCTATTAGACACTACTGAAAAGTGGTGCCAAGACAGAGCCGTATATAATGCAATTATGGAATCCATTACCATTATTGATGGCAAACACCAAAGTCTTACTAAAAATGCTTTGCCGGATATTCTTACAAAAGCCCTAGCAGTTTCATTTGATACAAACATCGGGCATGACTATCTACAAGATGTCTCAAATCGCTACGATTTTTATCATGAGCAAGAAGAAAGAATACCGTTTGACCTTGACCGCTTTAATAGTATTACAAAAGGCGGGATTCCAAACAAAACTCTCAACGTGGCTCTTGCTGGTACTGGTGTCGGTAAATCTCTCTTTATGTGTCATGTTGCAGCCTCTGCCTTAACTCAAGGTAGAAATGTATTATACATAACTATGGAAATGAGTGAGGAACGCATTGCGGAAAGAATCGATGCAAACTTACTAGATGTTCCAATTGATCAGTTGGAGACTCTCTCTAAAGATATGCTTATGAATAAAGTATCGACAATTGCAGGTCGTACTAATGGAAAGCTGATTATTAAAGAGTATCCAACTGGTCAAGCACATGCTAACCATTTTCGTGCTCTATTAAATGAATTAAAGCTAAAAAAGAATTTTATTCCTGAAGTTATCTTTATAGATTACCTAAATATTTGTGCGTCTGCAAGAATGAAAGGTATGGGTGGAGCAATTAACTCTTATAGCTATATTAAAGCAATCGCTGAAGAAATTCGTGGTTTGGCTGTGGAATTTGATGTGCCAATTATGTCAGCTACACAAACAACTAGATCTGGATTTTCTAATTCGGATGTTGGTTTGGAAGATACTTCAGAATCATTTGGTTTGCCGGCAACGGCTGATCTAATGTTTGCTCTTATTTCTAATGAAGAACTAGCAGCAAATGGCCAAATTATGGTAAAGCAATTAAAGAATAGATACAACGATCCAAATATAAACAAGCGTTTTGTTGTAGCGGTGGATAGATCTAAAATGAGACTATTCGATGTAGATAATCCAGATGCTGGATTAGTTGATGATACTCCGACCTTTGATAAGTCGGAAGTAAATAAAAGATTTGAAGATTTTAAATTGGAGTAAATTATGCCTAAAGGTTTTACTAATGCAAAAAAGACTTCCATTGGTTGTCGTAATGTTAAAACATCATCTATGAACAAAAGCAAAAAGCGTTCATATAAAAAATATCGAGGTCAAGGTAAATAATGCATGTACGTCTCATCTCATACTCACAACCTTTTCCCCACGTACACTCAGGCGAACCAGGGATCATGGGACTCGACAACATCCAGGATCTCATCGCGTATTGTGCCCGTGTCTCGAATCCGACAAACCAAGCTAACACCAGAACAACTGCAAAGCTACTCGACTATCTTATCAAGCACAAGCACTGGTCACCATTCGAAATGGCATCAGCCTGTATCGAAATCACAACAACCCGTGACATCGCAAGACAGCTCCTCCGACATAGATCATTCTCATTTCAAGAGTTTTCTCAGCGGTATGCTGACATCCGCGATCTTGATGATAATTTTGTAATTCGAGACGCTCGTCTGCAAGATCCAAAGAACCGTCAAAACTCTATTGAGAATGACAGCAGTGATCTACAGGAACGATGGGCAGAGATGCAGGGTGACGTTATTGCTTGTGCCAAAGCCGCATACAATTGGGCGATTGACAACGGCATTGCTAAAGAGCAAGCGCGAGCAGTATTACCAGAAGGCAACACAGTCTCTCGGGTATATGTTAATGGTACTATTCGTAGCTGGATTCATTATATTGAATTACGCTCAGCAAATGGTACACAAAAAGAACATATGGAATTAGCCATAGAAATAGGAAAAGCAATTGGTCGAATTTATCCGGCCATACAAGATTTTACAGGAGGGTAAAATGGGTAGAGGAACACCAGATTTAAGTAGAGCAGGTAAAGTAGCATTTGCTTTTGAAGGAGAGTTTGGCGATAGTGCCACTGGAACTTTTAAAGAATACTTTGCTACTACAGCAGAAGCCGAAGCGTATGCCACGGAAAATGGACACACTCTTCTTCGAAAATCTCAGCATGATCGGCATGTAGGGATGGTGGAAGAAGATGATGGGTAAAAAACTTTCAACATACTGGTCAGATGTAGAAGCTGGAAAATATTGTGAGATTCACATCGATTTAAAAGAAGAATATTTTTATATAAAATATTTTGATGATACAGGCAATATGTTTTATAGTGAAGATCATAAAGGCAAATCTTTAAGATGGGCTGAAGATGCTGCAGAAAATTGGGCATTAGGAGTTAAGAAAATAGGTATGTTATATGGATGAAAAACATGTTATAATAGTTTCAGCTGACTCGGATGGCGAAATGTTTTTGGAATTTCCGGATGATATGATGGAAGATCTTGGTTGGCAAGTCGGAGATTTTATACAATGGTCTCCAAATGAAGATGGTTCTTGGACTCTTTCCAAAGATGGTAATATAATGGAAGCAGTTGATGGGCTGGTGGAAACAAACTAAATTATTAAGGAAAAAATATATGTCAGATAATTGGGTAAATGATATTGAAGATATGCACGATAAGTTTGGTGTACATGATTGGTTTCAAGCTAATCGTGGTGACAAAGATCTAATGCAAAAATATCTCATGTTTCGTATGCTTATGATTGGTGAAGAATACCAAGAGACGCTATCCGCTATTAATAATTCTGATGCAGAAGAAGTAGTTGATGGTCTTATTGATATGTGTGTATTTGCTATCGGTACTCTTGATGTTATGGGTGTCGATGCTAATAAAGCATGGAATGCTATTTACGAAGCTAATATGGCAAAGGAACCTGGTGTAAAACCTGGTCGGCCTAATCGTTTTGGATTACCCGATTTGCTAAAGCCTAGTGGTTGGACTCCTCCATCTCATGAAGGCAATCATGGCGATCTACCGAGTATCGTCTAATGAAAAACGAAGGTAAGAAGCTTTGGAAAAAGGTAAAGAAGATGGATCTAGGAAACCCAGTGATAACAGCCCTTGTTGGGCTGGTCATTTTTTATATTGGACTTAAGACATTCTCAGGTGGAATGAAATCTATGGGGAATATGGAACACCTTAACTGGTTTCTAGGTAGTCCAATCTATATGTTCTTCGGTGGAATAATCATGACATTGCTGTGGCAATCGTCTTCACTATCTACTACTGCTATTATTGCGCTAGTCGCTTCTGGTGCTTTACCTTTACCGGCCGCTATTGCTTGTGTGCTTGGTGCTAATATTGGTACGACAGGTACAATATGGTTAGCTGGTTTGTTTGTTTCCGATGGAATGCCAAGAGGCGATACGTTACGCATTGCAATGGCTCATACTGGAATGAACTTACTTATGGCTCTCATGCTACTACCTTTTGTTGGACGAATAGCGCAGTATTTATCTAGATTCGGATAAAAATTCTAAGCTATAAAAAACAAAAATAAAGTGGGCTTCTGCTCACTTTTTTGTTTACAATTGATTCGTAATAGTGTAAGATAATTATATCAAATGAAGGAATACTATATTATGGCTTATGTAACTTACACAAATCGCTCATCATCAGACTATCGTTTTACTTGTAAATCTCTTGATGATCCTGAGATTGCAAATCTTAAATCAATACTCGTTAAACAAAATGATTATATTAAACGTGCTCGTAAAAATTATGGCCGCATGAGTTTCTTTGGTCAACAACCCACAAAAGGCCTTCGTATTCGTCCTCGTGGTCCTCGTCTGTCTCAGTGGGCAAAAGATACGCCTTGGGAAAACGCTACTCACTATGACGTTTACATCCGGGATTATTCATAATGAATTTTACTGAGATGCTGAAAGGCAAATATCAATGGTCAACAAAGAATGGTGAAGAAATGTGCACACTTAGCGAAATAAGTAAACGCGCTAGCTACCTTGGATATTTTACAATTGAAGGTGGAAGAATGCCTTTCACTAAAGCTGAAGGTCTACGCCGTAAAGATGTAAAGGCCTTAGGCGATGTTGTTTATTTTATGTTTGTTGATAATGAACTTATGAAAATAGGCAAAGCAGGTGGAGCATCCGGATTTGCTTCACGCGCTGAAACATATAGTCGTGGCGTATATGGCGATGCAACAAACCGTAAAATATGGGATGTTATGAATTCACTAAATAAAGATAGAATTGAAGTTTTCTATGTACAATGTCCCAAACATGTGATAGAATACAATTGTCCATTAACCAACGACGTACTTACTGAAGAAGTAAGTACTCATAAAAATGTTGAAGTTCGATTAACTCAAAAATATCTTTCTGAAGATGAGAGTCGAGATCTTCCATTTTGTCACCAATTGAATTGAGGTATAATTATGCGTGAATCACTTAAAGTTTTACAAGAATGTGCTGAGTTGCAACAGCAAAAATCACGTGACTATCAAAATGATAAATCACGTATTGTCCAAGCTGATTACTATCCACGTGGTGTAGCTTCAATCATGGATATTATCAATGCTAAAACTCTTCGCCTTTGGTCAGTACTTGAAGCTATGGAAAATGACCCTGAGTACCAACCAAACTTTGAGTCTATGGAAGACTCATTTAAAGATCTAATTAACTATGCCAGCTTTGGCGTAGCATTCTGTCGTCGTAAAATTCCTGGCCAGAACCCTGACCGCGACTTTCTAAATCGTGAGATTCGTAATAATGAAACTGAATAATGTACAAGATGTCCGTCAATATTTTATTGATGAACTTAAAGACGAAGCATTTACTGTTGATAAAACTGGCCAAAAAACTATTGAGCTTATTGGTGCCAGCTTTATTGCAGATAAACCGGCCATTTTTGGCACAGTCAATCAAGAATATGTAGATGCTGAAATACAATGGTACGAAAAAAAGTCAACTAACATTAATGATATTCATACCAATAAAGAACCACCTGCTGCTTGGATATATACAGCTAATGCCCACGGCGAGATTAATTCTAACTATGGTCATTTGATTTATTCTGATAAGTATTACAATCAGTACGATATGGTTTTAGATGAGCTTCTCAGTAATCCAGATGGTCGCAGAGCCACCTTAGTATATAACAGACCATCTATTTGGATAGATTTTTGTGAAAGTGGTAAGAATGACTTTATTTGCACCAATGCTGTAACATATTATATTCGTGATGGCCTATTACATTCGGTTGTACAAATGCGATCTAATGACGTTATCTATGGATATAAAAACGATTTTGCTTGGCAAAGACATGTACTCAACAGCCTGTGCTTTGATTATAATTGTGGCAAACGCCATTTAATCCAACCTGGACATATTATTTGGCAAGTCCAAAATTTGCACGTGTATGAAAGGCATTTTCACCTTGTCAAATAAATGGGACTCACGATATCTTAGACTTGCTAGAGAAGTTAGCACATGGTCTAAAGATCCATCCACTAAAATTGGAGCAATAGCTATTGGATCTAAAGGCCAAGTTTTGGCTCAAGGTTACAATGGTTTTCCTCGTGGAATTTATGATGGCGAAAATAGGTACATAAATAAAGCTACTAAATACCAATATGTTGTTCATGCTGAGCAGAACGTAATTTACAATGCTACATATAATGGCGTATCATTAGATAACGCATCACTATACGTATGGGGATTACCTGTTTGTTCGGATTGTGCAAAAGGTATTTTACAAGTCGGTATAAAACGTGTTATAATGCCAGCAGGTGTCTATCCAGATCATTGGATGGAATCATTTGAACGGACTAAAAAGATGTTTCGCGAAGCTGGAATTGAATTTGAATTTATTGAGGTAAATGATGACTAAGAAAAAAGTTTTAGTGACTGGGTTTAATAATGAACAAACCCGTTATGATGGCTATTTAAGAAAACGAGTTGGCGTTATTTTATGCCATTTTGGTTTGGTTCGCTGTCTAGAAGATATGGACTTTGAACTTACTCAAACTTACACTGAACCCGGAACGGATATTTCTGAATACGATCATGTGATTGTATTTCTACATAATCCTCAAGGGTTTTGCCAACGATTGTTTGATGGTCTTTGGGCATTATCTCAAAGACCTGATGCTATTCTTGCTTTTGACGACTGGCAAGTAAAAGACATATATAATGGTATTATCCAATACGGTAAAACTTTAAAAGAGCGTCCATCATCAGCTTATCGCACACATATTTTAGATCAATATGCTACAATTAAAAACAAAGAAAAAGTAATGTCTTTTAATTCAGCATATCTTGATGCAATTGATATGTTAAAAGAAAAAAATAATAAAGTTTTGCTGTGCACATATAAAGGCGGGGATGTAGAAAAGTTTGGATTAGATTGGAATAAAAATTTACTATATACTTTTAATCCTAATCCATATCATTTAAGTCGATCATTTTTAAATAATTATGGAATGTCTGAAGACATAAATCAAAATGACTTAAGAGCTTTCTTTGACGATACAAAGTCTGATATTCCAGATCCATCTGAAAAAGAAAAAGCTTGGATCTTTAGTTCCCTTGTTCAAACTAAAACTCGTAAATGGCTAGATAAAACGAGTATGGAATGGGATGTTAGAATTTATGGCGCTCAGCGAGGCGCTTATAAATCTGAGCGTTTAACAGAAGATAAAATGGTAAAAGAATATCAAAAAGTGTGGGGTAATTTAATGCCCGCATATGATAATGTTGGATCAGGTTGGTGGCGCACACGAGTATTGCAGTGCGCAGAAGCAAAATGTATTACTTACTGCGATCCAGAAGAAGGTAAAATTTATGGAGAAGAATTCTGTAACTTTACACCTTCAGATTTAGAAGCAATGGATGATGACCAGCTATGGCAAAAAGCAATGGATCAATATTCATGCTTGCTTGGAAATCACCCATTAAATACAAGCGTAACACAACAAGAAATTTCAGAGGTTCTTCATGGCTAAAATAGTAGTTACCGGCGCAGCCGGATTTATCGGTTATCATTTATCAAAGTCTTTGGCTGAGGATGGCCATAGTGTACTTGGCTTTGATAACTTTAATGATTTCTATTACGATTCAGAATTAAAATATCGCCGTAAAGAGTTGTTAGATCAAACTCCAGGCGTAATTGTTAGGGCTATTGATCTTAAAAACTATGGCCAAATGGATGACTTATTTAAAGAACATACACCAGATACAGTTATTCATTTAGCCGCTCATGCTGGAGTTAGACATTCTCTAGAACATCCAAGAGAATATATTGACAATAATATCATCGGCACACAAAATCTTATTGAACTTTGCAAAAGAGCTAAAATCGAAGATGTAATTTATGCATCTACTTCTTGCACTATGGCTGGTAATCCATTGCCTTGGAAAGAAGACGAACCTAGGAACCATCAACTAAATCCATATGGATATACTAAAAATACAAATGAATGTCAGTTTATGACATCGGGGATTCCAAAAACAACAGGTCTTCGTTTCTTTACGGTATATGGACCTTGGGGCCGGCCTGATATGGCATTGTTTAAATTTGCTGAAGGTATTGTAAGAGGAACTCCAATTGAAGTATTTAATTATGGAGATATGAAACGCGATTTTACATATGTTGATGACATTGTTGAAGGAATTAAAACTGTAACTAAAAATTCATGGGACAGTAGGGAAGTTATAACTGAAATATATAATATTGGTCGTGGAGAACAAGTTCAATTAATGGATTTTATTACTGAAATTGAAAAGAACTTTGATAAAGAGGCTGATAAGCAAATGCTTCCAAAACACCCGGCTGATACTCAAGAAACGTGGTCTGATACTACAAAACTACAATCATTGGGTTGGAAACCTACAACTTCAATTCCAGAAGGCGTAGCAAAATTTGCAGAATGGTACAAGGAATATTATAATGTATAGCGAAGAATTAAATTTATATGTTAGTAACTTTTTAGATTTATGCGATCAATACGCAAATGTTGATCGCTCAAAAGTAAAAGTTACAGTATGGGATGCAAATCCATATAGACTTACTGATGATGATCCAATGGCAGTTTATATCTTATCATGGCAATCTCTTTCTTCAGTCGCAATGAAAGAAGATATGGAACACCGGGCAAACAAAGTTGAGGCTATGCAAAAAGACACCACCTGTATTATTTCTTTCCCTTGGGATGACAATATGGATGTTAGACCTGATGCCCCCACATGGCCAATTATGGCACACGTTAGAAATCAAGATTTGAAAACTTAAACATGACAACATACGCCAGTATTGTGCCATTGATTGGCGGTGAAACGATTGCAATGGAAAAGGTCTTTGGAAAAAGACCTGAGTACATTCTTTCTTATTCGGATTTTAAAGCAAATGACAGCCAGCTTATTCACTATTATAATTACAGCGTGCCTTATCTTCTTCTTGATGAGGGTGCTCGTGCACCTGGGAGCGTTGATGTGGTCAACACTGTCTGCCCTTGCGCAGGGCTTAGCTCACTTAGTCCTTCTAGTAGTGGTGATAGTAATACTAATGATTGGATGGTCAAGTCTGCAGAATATGTGCTTGAATCCGTCCAACCAACTGTGTTCTGGGGTGAAAACGCTCCACGCCTTGCTAGTAAAATGGGAGAGCCAGTTGTTGCAAAACTACGAAGCCTCGCAAAGAAATACGGATACACATTCTCAATCTATAAAACAAAATCAATCTTACACGGACTAAGTCAAATACGAGATCGTACTTTCTATTTCTTTTGGAAAGGTAATCACGTTCCAATATTTCAATACTATAATAAACCGCATCTTCCTATTGAAGATCAAATCAGATCATCAGCAACCAATGAACTTGATGTTATGTTTGAGCAGGCTAATAATAAAATTAAACCAACAGACGATCCATTGTACAGGTTTGTATTGGAAGAAGTTGAAGGTGGAATTAGCCATACTGATTACGTAAAGAAGATAAAGAAAACAATGAATCCATATGATGCTATTGAGCATGCTGGTATTAAATACAATACTGTTGCTAAATGGGCTGAGAAAAATGGGTATGACCGTTTAGTTCCAAAAGCAAAACGGATGCACGAAAAATTAGCATCTGGCGGTAACATTATGCGTAAAGGTGTTGAAATCGGCAAAGATTATATTGGCGCATTTGTAGGCCATATGCCAACAAGTCTTGTTCATCCTGACATTGATCGATTCATTAATACTCGAGAAGCTCTTGATATTATGAAAATGCCTAAGGACTTTAAGCTTCAAGGCGGAATAAAAAATCTTAACATGATTTGCCAAAATGTTCCAGTCACCACAGCAATGAATATGGCTGAGAACGTAAAAGCTTTTCTTGGTGGTAATATTGAAACCGTTGAAGCTGATTACATTCTTCAAGACAATAAGACTCAAACATATAGTGTTAAACGAGCTGCGCATACACTAGAATTATTTTTATAATCTGCTCACTTTTTTCTCCATCTGCTCACTTTTTTGTTTACAATTGATTTGTAATAGTGTAGTATAGATATATCAAAAGGAGATACCAATATGAGAGATTCAAACTTTGTAGTTGCATTCGACAAAGCTGCTAATAACTATGTTAACCAGACTGAGGATGGAACAGTTATATGGAATTATGTTGAGTCTGATTTGGCCTTAGATGGTTGGATAGAGGTTTTAGGTGAAAACTTTAATTCGTTCTTTAATGATATGGCTGATCAGTTCTTGGCTGCTCGGAGGGCTGCATAATGAAACCCTGGATTCAAAAAACCCGTAATGGCTTTGTTATGGCTGCAGACGAAGTCGCGCGTATTCACGCTAATAATGTTCAAGGTGAGCAATCAATTGCTGTGCAGATAGATATGAAGAAATGGGCCCAGAAAGAAGGTATGTGGCCTCATAGTCATTATGCTAATATCATAAGTGGTCATGCTGAAGCTCGTGGCTGGACTCAAGAAGGATTTACTGGAATGGAGATCATAGAATGAGAATGAGCGATTATTCAACTATGGCAATGGATATTTTGTTAAACAAATGGCATCTACCTTTAAAAAACGGAAAAGTAAACCGTGAAAATATTGAAGATAGAATGGTCATAGGCATATATAACAAAGATCTTGAACCAATGTTGCAAGAGGAAGCTGATCTGATCATAGACTTAGTTGATGAATTAGTCGCTGAGAGTGGTGAAAAAAAAGTGAGCTAACTGCTCACTTTTTTGTTTACATTTGATTTGTAATAGTGTAAGATAATTATATCAAATGATGGAGAATATATTATGAACTACACTTACTCAGACGATCTTTGGTCAGACCTTCATAAAGATGTTCATGGCTTTCGCCCTTCTGCAATTTTCATGAAAAACCTTTTAGCGTTTGACGAACAAACGAAGCAAAATCTTTGGGATGCTCTATGTGAGCAACTCGAAGAAAATGCTAAAGCTGAAAAAGCAGCTGAAGTAGTCGCCATCGAAAAGTTCGAAGCTCGCATCAAAGATATCGTCGAGCTTGGAGCCGGTAATCGCACTAACGCTCTTTTGTGGATGATAGGTACTGAAACCTTTTATCACCTTCAAGATGTCGAACATTTTGTTTGGGAGCAAGGTATCTTGTTTACTAATTATGGTAAATTGCTAGTCAATGAGCTAGCAAAGATTTGTAATTATAAGGATTATGACTATGCATAGTAAGTATTTTAGAATTGAAGCCTTTTATTTTAAAAATGGCAAATACGAATTACAAGAGTTTGCAACTGGTCTTGCCCATAAGCAAGCTGCAGATTACTTTCGTAGGTTACACGATACAAATGAATATGCTAAGCTCACTATGAAACCTGTAGTGGTCTCCTAAGGTTATAAATATGAATAACAAATATGTTCACATAGCAAGTGGTATTCTAACAATGGCGACAATAACAGCAATTGGTCTTGTAGCAATGATGTCGTTGCCAGAGGTTGATCCTAAACAGCACAAATGTATGGCACTCAACATTTACCACGAAGCCCGTGGCGAGCGCTGGGAAGGTCAAATTGCAGTAGCACATGTAACAATGAATAGAGTTAGTCATGAAAATTGGCCCAACACTATATGCGAAGTTGTTTATCAAGCGAAGCAATTTAGCTGGACTCACATGATTAAAGATCATACAGCAACTGAAGAAAGAGCTTGGAAAGAAGCTCAAGTAATTGCGCGTGATATTATGATTGGCAATACTGAAGATCCTACAAAAGGCGCTGAGTTTTATCACGCTAATTACGTAAATCCGTGGTGGGCAAAAGAATATAAACTTACCAAAGTAATTGGTAATCATTTATTTTACAGCCTAGACTAAAATGTATGTAACACCATGTGTACAAATCTGTAAAATTAGTATAGAATTAAGAACATGTACTGGCTGCGGCCGGACTATAGATGAAATTAAAGAATGGACGTCATATACTGAAGAGCAGCGTATGGCAGTAATGAGGAGACTTGGATATGGCAAAAGAAAAAATCGGAAACGTAAATATTGATTATAAATTTAATGAAGGCTCCTTGATTGAAGAATTCCAAGCTTATATTGATTCCACGTATGATGGGCATTATGCTACAAATAAATTTCAATCAACAGAAGTAATTATTGAACGTGGACATGGCACCGGTTTCTGTATGGGAAACGTTGACAAGTATTCAAATCGTTATGGAAAAAAAGGTAGTCGAGATGACGCCCGTAAGGATTTAATGAAAGTTCTCCATTATGCCCTCATTCAACTCTACATCCACGATAGTGAAAAAGAAGCATAAGTATTATGCTTATGACGAAAATAAAACTGTAATAATTATATCACAGGATAAGCACATTGTTGAAAGCTATGTGCAAAGTAAGGGCTATAAAGTAATACATAGAATGTAGGCGTTAATAACGGATGTATGGACCTCGGGGCGGTACCGAGCAGCTCCACCACAAGCACATTTGGAAACATAATGACGACACGTATTAAAATGAAAGGCGGCGATGAGTTTGATGCTCTAAGCAAGAAATCTAAAAAATACTATCATTGGAAACCAGGTGAACGTAAGAAGATTAAGCGCGGTTATAATAAAAGACTTCGCAAGTGTGCTTATGATGGGGCTGAAATAGGATCGACATGTATTCTAGTTTACAAAACATAAATGCAAACGATAATTTTGCACCATCTGGATTTGCCCTAGCGGCATAATCACAGGGGGTTGGCCACTTACCTAGCAACAGAAAAGTGGCATCTTATTATGATAATTTTAAAAGGGAACTAAAGAAATGAAATTTGCAGCAATCGCAGCAGCCGCTCTTGTAACGGCAACATCAGTCTCAGCCAATGAAATCGGAGCAACCGGTATTACTTGGGGCGTAGAAACAGAAGCAGCATATACGATCAATGACGCAGCAGGCGCTGCGGTAGATGATTTTGGAGTTAAGATTACTCCTGAAATCGGATACTCAATGTTCGGTATTGGTCTAACAGCCGATATGGACATTCCGGTATACAATAACGAAGAATTACAACTGAGCAATGCGTTTGATGATCCAAAGATCAATCTTGGTGCAACATATGAAGTATTTGGTGGAGTTGAGTTGTTTGGTGAAACAACATGGGATGTCGACGCATCTGATAATGTTTCGACTAAAGTAGGTGCTACCTTTGCCTTCTAATGCGTATAAATAAAAGTTATAGGGTCACTACTTAATAAGTGCGCGAGGGGCCATGGTTAGCCCCTCTTTTTTTATGAGAAAGGACTATACTATGAAGAAACTATTATTGGCCTTAGGATTCGTTTCTGCTTGTGTTCCAGCGCATGCTGATACAATACAAATAAATGTACCATGCGATCCAGCACCTGAAGTGATGAGGATAATGCTACAATATAAAAATGCATTATTGCTTCAAGGTACTGGTACGATTGCTTCTAAAGATGGTAAAAACTTTACATCAGGCGCCCAGATATTTTTAAATCAAGATACCGGCACACTTGCATTTGTGCTGTCTTTTCCAAATGATAATGGCCCTATAATGTCATGCTTAATTATTGCTGGAGCCGAGTGGGAACCTTATGGAGGCCGTCAGCCCTGGGATAAAAAGAAAGAAGATCTGTAATGTGGGTTTTGTTATTTGTCTATATGTACGATGCTAAGCCTTATGTAGAAGAACATAGTAAGCATAGTACTATGGTAAAATGCTTTCAAGCCAGAGAAGCTCTAGGCAAAGAATTAACTAACCGTTATGGGTACTTTGATCCTGGCCAGCAAGCTATTTGTGTTGAAGCAGTATAAAATTTTAATTGTTATAAATAGAGCTGAAATGGAGTATAATATGATAGATAAGTTATTTGGAATTTTAGTATTAATAATTTGTGTATTTTTTGCACAAACAAGTTTTGCTCAAGATGCAGTTGAATGCCCTGATGGATATGTCTGTACATTATCGGGTACAGACTCTAATATTACTACTAGTGGTCAGATGACCACGACAATTGAGCAACCACCACCATCTGCAATTTCCCCACAATTTAGCACAGGTAGTAACTCTGACCTATGTACTATTGGCGTGGCTGGAGCAGTACAAACACAAATCCTAGGTATTTCTGCTGGTGGTACATATACTGAAGAAAACTGTAAACGATTAAAGAATGCAAAGGTTCTTTATGATATGGGAATGAAAGTAGCCGCGGTATCTACAATGTGTCAAGATCCAAAAGTCTTTGACGCAATGATGAATGCTGGAACTCCTTGCCCTTATAATGGTTTAATTGGTGAAGCTGCTAAACTTGGTTGGGAAAGCCACGTTGAAGAAACTGAAGAAGAACTTAATTTGATGGGACCTATAGATGCAGAAAAAGCTGCTCCTGTTATTGGCGCTGGTATGCTGGCCTGGTTACTCTTACTCTGAGAGCATAGCGCCATACTTTGGATATACAGGCAATGCAATTACAGACCAGTCTTTGGCTTGGTCTATGCCTAGCGTATTGCCTAATCCACCTGGATTAGATATTCAAAATGTAATATACAGCTACAAAATTCAAAAAGAAACTGGTGAGTGGGTTACAGTTCATGTGCAAAATAAAAATGCAAATGGTACTGGATATATTTTTAGAGAAACTGACGAGTGGAAACCTGGATCTTTAGCTGGTACAGGAATTAGTAAAGCTGTTCCTGTAGGAAACTTGCCTAGAGAAGCTTGGGGAGACGGCAGTATTGATGTTGACGGCAATGGCTCTGTATATGATACAAGTGTTGTTTATACTTACAGAGTTACACCATGTTATAATCCTCAATTTGACCCTAACTGTCCAGGTTACGTTGCGCCGATCCCTGATATTCCAGAAGTTAGTTTAGATGATGTGTATGATGTATTTGACGATGAGAACGTCAATATGGAACGCAATAAAACAATTGAGCAGGATGAGATAAATAGAGAGAAAGCTAGAGAAGATGATGAAGAAGAGGAAGAAGAGCGTAAAAGAAAATACAGACTTGAGAAACTTTTGACCTCTTTACAAGCGGCTCAATTGGCAAATGAAAATTTAGTTATTATCCAAATGAATGCTGCGATGAATGGTGAGATAAATAGGTTATATGCGTCAAAACAAATACCAGGTAAAGAATATAGTGATACAGTAACTTTAGTAGATTCGAAATTACCCGATTCGAATAGAGGCCTACGTAATGGACTAGCACAGCAATTGCTGCATAATCAAATGGTAGAAATGCAGTATAGCTTAACAGACGAAAAATAAACTAAGGAGACTTAAATGTCTAATATTAAAACATACTTGGTTGCTCTGTCTATTACGACTATGGCAAGCACAGGTAGTGGACAAAGTAATGATACACCAATTAATGGTACCGTGCAATCTCGATGTGTAATTCAAACCGATACTTCAGGCACATATGGTAACCCTAATGCGTATGAATTAAGTACAAAGGCAACTGCTGGTGGTGATAATGCTGTTATCCGAGTAGATGTTACATTGGCTAATTCTTACTATGTTAATATTACTGCGCCCGATGAATTTGCTACTAGTCCAACATTGCCAGATACGGTAACTTGGACCGGAGACACGACCGTTAAAACAGTATCAGATGCAACAGGAATGAGTGCATATGAAACTGGCAAGCAAGAGCTTGGCATGACAGATAAGTATGACTTGACTGCCACTGGATCAACATGGTTTGAAACAGAATCAGTTGCTACATTAGGCGGCTCTCGAGCTTTTCCTGGAGGTAATTATACGGCATTAGTAGAAGCTGAGTGCATCGCTAAGTAAGGAATAATTATGTTACGTTATGTTTTGTTATTAGCTACTATATTAGTGGGTCTGAAAGCGCATGCTCATGAAATGGTTCCCACATACCCTAAGTTAAATCCATCTTATATTACCGGGCTACATTCAACTACTGTTACTATCTTTAATAAAAGAGAAGATGTTGAATATTACGAAATTGGTATATTCACTAAAGACTGGAATCCTATTCCATTTGTTACTACGTATAAAGTTATTCCAGTACCTTATCTAAGCACAGTTAGCATTGATTTATTTATCAGAGATAAAGATAAATTGATTGTGACTTACATATGTTCTAAATCTAAACTTCGTAAATCTTATGAAACAAAAACAATTATATCATCTAGGATATGCTCTAAAGTGAAAAGGTTTAAAGAATGAAAAAACATTTTATAATATTGGCTATGTTATTGCCTACATATACTTTAGCAAACAATAGCGGTATTGGATTATCCTTACCTGGAGCAGCTCAATCATATGGACAAGACAGTATTCGTGCAGGAGACTTAGATTGTAAGAACTCTATTGGAGGCGCTACAACTTTTGAGTTTGGAGTGACAGGGGTTATTGATAATTATAGTAGCCCATTTGGCGAACCGGATTATGGAAATGAAGAGAAGGATGTAGGGTTATATGCAAGAATAGTTATACCACTCGATAAGCCCAAGGAAAGAATTAACTGTAATAGCCTATACCAATTAGAATTAAGAAAAAAACGATTAGAAGTTTTAAAATTGCAACAAGAATTAGAAGCGTTAAAGCGTTTAAACGAAGCTGGCGGCGTTGAGTTTGAGAACTAGGAGTTAATAGATGGCTGAATTTGAATTTGCTGGAACCACGTTTAGAGGTGGTAAAATGTTCGTTGTGCTCACAGCACTATCAACATTAGGTGGTGGAGCATGGGGCGGCTTTGAGTTTTACAATGATTATAGAAATATGAAAGAGATTGTAGAAAATATTGATGTAGATTCTATTGCAGCCGAAAACGAAAAAGTTATTCTTAGAATGGAAGAAAATATGGTTCGTATTAACGAGGCCATTGAATATACCCGTGACATTAAAACAGGTCTTAGAGATGATATACTTGGCATTGAAAAGCAAGTGGATCGCACAGAGGATAAGTTGCGTGAAGGCGAACAAAAAACTAGAGAAATTGTTCAAAACGCAGAAGAGCGGTTTGAAAACAAGCGTGATGCACTATCTAATGACTATGATGAAAAAGCAAATAGTCTAAGGAACTCGAACAACAGTCGCATGAATGATTTAGAAACTAAAGTAGAACGTGACTTAGAATCACTTCGAGCAATGATTGAAAAAGATATGAGAGAGCTTGATAATGCATTAAATGATAAGCTGCAAAGAGCCTTAAACAATCCGTTGGCAAACTAATATGGCATTCTTAGTACATCCATTACCGCCAGTGAACGTATACGTTAAGATGGAATATCTATATGATTTAGAACCAGGTCATCCAAGCTGGGGTAATTTGACACCGGGCATTTGGATCAGCGTTAAATCAACACAGGCAAAAGCATTATATTTTGAAACACTACTTACTGATTATGGCGCACTATATGACAAACTACCGATCTCCGCGTTTGTATGGAAAGAAGAGATCAATCCTGAGGACCAATTACCTCTTGATGTTTTGCAACTTTGGGATTGTTTTGATTATGATATTACTGTTCTTGAAAAGCCAATCTTGTGTAGGTGTGAGG